CTTAGTTTCATCCAACCAAGATGCGATTGTGAAAGAAGTCGAAGATTTGATTCTTTTGTACATTCGAGTAAGCGATTGCAAATCATGGAAGGGTGTTATGGCTAACATCATATCCGACGTCAAGAAACGATTCTCCACTTCATTAAGTGGAATTGTTCTGCAATGTATTGAAGACTTGTTTGGAGAGAAATACTCTAATTCGAACTTTAGTATGCAGAGCGGCGAGGTGCAAACCGCGGAAGAATCTTCTTGGCTACAAACTCTACGGACTGCTTACGGAAATTGGAAATTAGCAACCAGTAACGAAGGATTTGAGAAAGTTTCACGACTTCTCTCACTTTTAGTAGGTGCTGGTCTGATCCAAATGTCTTCACTCAATGTTGATTGTGGAGGCTTGAATTTATTCTCCGAAATGTCAGTCCCAAAACATGTCAGTGCATTTGATCTTATCGATGCTGCAATGTCGACTGTCGTCTACTTCGTTGAAGGCGGCTATGAATGCATTTGCACTGGCAGCATGAAACCGTTGTTGTACGGGGAGCATGAAATGCGCAAGTTCGACGAGGATTACCTCCTTTGTTCGCGCTACGCAGATTACGCTCGCCCAGGAAATCTTGCTCTTCTGAGTATAGATGAAAACGATCTCGATGCTTTGTTTGCCAATACCCTTGAACTAGGGAAGAAGTTGGTTAAGACGACAAAAAGTGTCATGGTGCGTAAGCACATTCAAGATCGAATGGTACGACTACAGGACATGCAATCCAAATTCACACAATTTCGCCAAACTGGGAATTTGCGCGAAAAGCCTTATTGTATCGGTCTCTATGGTCCTTCTAGTGTCGGAAAGTCGACTATAGGTCCTTTGTTGATGACGAGCTTGCTCCATTTCAATAATTTTAGAGCCGATGATGAGGCAACAATTGTGTTGAATGAACATGACAAGTACATGTCCAATTATAAATCTTCGATCAATGGAGTATTTCTTGATGATGTAGGCAATACCAAAGCTGAATTTGTCGAGACTGCCCCAACTGTTCGAATTTTGGAAATGGTTAACAATGTTAAGATGTATGCCAATATGGCTGAAGCTGAACTGAAAGGTAAAGTTTCCATCCAGCCCAAAGCTGTCATTTGTACGACCAATACCAAGGATTTCTGTGCCCATACTTATTCCAATGAACCTGTATCTATCGCTCGTCGAGCTAATTATATCGCTACTATCAATGTGCGACCACAATTTTCTACAAATAATATGCTTGATGAAGCGAAGGTATTCGCTCACTTTGGTGATGAGATTCCAGAGATCCCTGATTTATGGACATTCACTGTCGAGAAAGGTTATCCTATTCCGAATGCTACAAAGTCTAAGCGTGATACGCTAGGATGGAAAACGTTGATTTGGAACGGGATTAAGATGGAAGATATAGATATCGGAACTCTGATCCGCTTTACTAACGTTGATTCGCATATGCATTTTTGCAATCAAGGTAAGATCGTGGAGAAGAATACCAATCTTGCTGCCCGCCTTTCTTTTTGCCCC